AAAACCCTGAGTTTGCGGGTAATAAAGACATCGCTGCATCGCTTGGTCGTGTTGCTGATGACATTGCTGCGTGGACTAATAACGGCGGTGTAATTGACGCGTTTGCGCTTGACGCCATTCGTAAGAACTCTGTTAACGCCGCTATCCGCGATCTTTATCCTACTGCCGACGCTAAAACTCAAAAACAATTGGCAGCAGGCGTATTGTCAAGAATTAAGCCTTTAATCGTTGACGCTATCGAATCCGCCGGAGGTACAGGCTATGGCAAGTATTTAGATGACTACGCCGCAGGCGCTAACCGCATCGCTCAACAGAAGTTAAGCGCTGAGGCATTGGACTTGTACAAGAACAATCCTAAGGGCTTTATTAAACTTGTTGAAGGCGAATCCCCTGATGTAGTTGAAAAGATCTTTGGCCCAGGCAATTACGACATCGCACGTCAAATGGCTGATGATTTAATGAAGCCTGCAAATCAGACTCAGATGGGCGTATTAAAAGAAACCACCCGCGTTCCTAAAGCCACAATGGAAGCTGAAGAACAAGCTTCACAGGGTCAAGACGCGCTGCGTGACCTGATGTTGTCCCACCTTAACAAGTTCCGTCTGCCGTCTTATTTGAGCGCTGTGTTCTCTACCGCCAATAAAGGTATTCAGATCCTTGAAGGCGCTATTGGCAAAAAGACCATGCAAACGCTGACTGAAGGTTTTAAGTCTGGTAAAGGTACCGAAGAACTGTTGTCTACTTTGCCCGCTGAGCAACGCTACAAGATTATTGAAGCGTTATCAGGTGTTGCCGCCAAGGGTACGCCGATATATATGAATCAAAACCGTCTTACTCTACCAGAGTATCCACAAGAACAAAATGTAAACGCCCTTGCGAGGTAAGTATGGATTGGCAGATATTAATCAACATCGGCGGTGCTGCCGCCCTCTCTAGCCTTGGTTGGTTTGCCCGCCAAATATGGGACTCAGTTCAAAATCTTAAAGATGACGTAAAGCAGATTGAAATTAATCTGCCAACGCATTACATCAAAAAAGACGAGATCAAAGAGCGTTTTGATCGTATTGAAATGCTATTAGATAAGCTCTATGAAAAATTAGAGCAAAAAGCAGATAAATGATGTATGTCAGACCCATTCGGAATTACAAATGGTGTTAAACAAGTCACCAGCAGTATTAATGAGTCTGTAAAAGCTAGTCAAGAGTTAAGTGAAGCAATTGAAGGCGTATTAGAGGTAGCAGATAAAGCGGCAAAAGAACGGGCTAACGCTAGAAAAAAAGCTAGGCAAGTTAATCCTGATACGACAACGATTATTGAAGCTGTAGATGAGTGGCAACGGTTATTAATAGCTCGGCAATCTGAATCACGGATACAAGAACAAATAACCAAGAAATACGGTAGTAAGGCTTGGGAAGAAATACAAGGTATTAAAGCAAGAAAACAATGGGAAGATAGGCGCGATAGGTATCTAGAACAGCACGACAGGCGGGTTATGAAAAGCGTGATGTTGCTTTGTTACATATTCGCTGCTTGGATTGCTTACGAATTAACGTGGGGAATGTGGAGGTAATATGTTTGGCATAGACGATATTATTAGTACTGGGTTAAAAATTATTGATAAGGTCATTCCTGACCCTGCTGCTAAAGCAGCCGCCCAGTTAGAGCTACAAAAAATAGCCAATGAAGGCAAACTAGCTGAACTTCAAGCGGATATGAATGAACAAAACAACGTGTCAGATCGTTGGAAAGCGGATTTGGCATCTGACTCTTGGTTAAGTAAAAACGTGCGTCCTATGACCCTTGTAGCCCTTTTGGTAGCTTATTTTATATTTGCTACCGCTTCAGCTTTTGACGTCAATGTTAAGCAGGCATACGTAGAATTGCTAGGTCAGATGATTATGTTAATTGTGTCCGCATATTTCGGTGGTCGTACACTTGAAAAAATTATGGGAATGAAAAATGGAAAATAAGCTAACTGCTTGGGTTACTATCGCCGTAACTATTACGCTTTGCGTAGTTGTTGTAGGTATGGTTGGCACATTGTTAGCGGCTATTCTTGATCCTGCCGTCCCTAACGAACCTATATTAGCGATTATTGCACCTGCGTTTAATATGATTATTGGTGGTTTTATTGGCTTAATTACAGGTATCCACATGGCGCAGGGGGAAGAAAATGACAAGTGAGCAATTAGATGCTTTAGGGATAGACCATAAATGGCTTGCCCCCCTAGAAGAAACTTTTGTTAAATACGATATTTCTACGCCTGAACGCCAGGCAGCATTTATTGGTCAATGCGCCCATGAGTCGAGCAACTTTAAAATCTTACAAGAAAACCTCAATTACAGCGCTGAAGGGCTAATGAAAACATGGCCTAGCCGTTTTCCTACTAAAGAAGTGGCTGATCAATATGCCCGTCAACCCGCTAAGATTGCAGGCAAGGTATACAACGGGCGTTTAGGTAATACTAGCGAAGAAGAAGCTGCAAAGTATTTAGGCAGGGGTTTGATTCAATTGACCGGTAAGGAAAATTATGAACACTGCGGATTGGGTATTGGTGTTGATCTTCTTGCTGACCCTACTCTACTGTTGGATCCACGATACGCTGCGCTATCCGCAGGGTGGTTTTGGAACAAAAAAGGGTTAAACGCCTTGGCAGACTCAGGCGATGCGGTTATACTGACCAAACGTATTAACGGCGGTACGATTGGCTTAGACGACCGATTAGCAAAGACAGATAAGGCGCTTAAGGTTCTTGCGTAATTAAGTAAGCAACAATAAAACCTATTGCTACAATCAAAAGCCCTGCAAACGCCATGCACTCATCGTTAGTCATTTAACTCGAGCTACTTTAGCTTTTTTAAGCGCCATTTCGTACTCTATTTTGGCTTTATCGTCCAAGCGCCGTAATGGCAATTCTTGAAAATATTTGTATTTAGCTTGGTATTCTGGGAGTTCAGACGGGCGTATCCACCCGTATTTTTTAACCCATCGTTCTTCTATATTGGTACCAGATACAGTCCATATGTGTTCGTTATTCATTCAGTCCCCTTTCAGGTCAAAACATACTAACGGGCTTGGGGTGACAAGCTACATCAACAATAATGTCGGTGCTTAAGCTAGACGATCCAATACGCCGTTTTGCAAATACTAACACCGCCCGCATATTATTACCCGTACATTCTTGACTAGCCAAAATAACCTCGTTTCTAGACATTGCCTGGACGCTTGGGTCAATAATCAAGGTTTGCATAGGCGCGGTAGACTGATATTGAACTGGTGGCATTGATGTGCAGGCGCACATAAGAAAAGGTACTAAAAGTACTATTTTTTTCATTTTAAACTCCTGTTAAGTTGACGGTATGCCTCAATTGCATCTTTTAATTCTTTTTTTAACTCTACTATTTCTGTAAAGCTTTGTTGTGCAAATCGCTCTAAATTCTCACGGCTCCAATTACTAAAATCAGGTGGGTTCATGGTTTTACCGCCAAACTCATTAACTCAATACGCTCACGGGATACCCGCAAGACGTTATAACGCTGATGTAATCGTTGCAATACAGACGACCGCTTTTCGTTTAACTTTTCAAAATCAAGCAAAGACAACACTTCTGCCTCGCTCATCATGGAAAGTTGGTTATTTAACGCTCGCCAACTTAGCTTCTTCATCCTTGATCCTTTCTTTTAACGCTTGAATTTCTTTAACTGTTCTAGATAACGCTTTAGCTGCGGAACCATAGTTACGTACCCGAATCACGCTTTCAGCTTGTTTTAGCTTTAGCTTTGCTTTTAGTTGCATTAATCTTTTCACTTTGTAGCCTTTCTATTTCTTTAATTAAATCGCGAATCATTAGTTCAATATTGGTGTTGGGCGCGTATTCGCTAATATCGTCAGCCAATTTAGTTGCTTCTTCAATTAAGGTCATATCCTCTCCTATGTCTATATACCCCGCAAAAGGGATTGGTTCAATCATTTCTCTTGTGCCTTTCTTAGTGCTTGCTTAATCATGTCAGCATCAGTTACTTTATTAATAATTAAATCGTTTATTTCATCATCTGTTAGGTCTGCTGGATGAGTGTAGAGTGGAGTCCAATCTTGCCGGTTATCAGGATTAAATGGCTCAATTTCTTGATACTCATTTACCCACGCTATTGGTTTATTCATTTCAACTCCTCAAGTGCGATATCAGATAGCGCCCGTTTATCTTTCAAGGCGTCCCAAATCCTCAAATCAATCGTTTTATTGGTCAATAAGAGGTAAACCCATACATCATGCTTTTGACCGCTGCGGTGCAAACGGCCTACTGTCTGCTCGTACAACTCAAGGCTCCAGGGCAAAGATACAAAGACCATCTTGCACCCGCCATGCTGAAGGTTTAGCCCATGCCCGGCTGATTTAGGGTGAATCAATAGCAACTCCACCTTGCCATCATTCCAACGCTCAATAGCCTTGGTGTCGTTGATTGTCTGGGCGTGAGGGTACCGACGCTTAAGCTCAGCCAACTCCTCAACGTAGTTGTAAACAATGATGGTGTTAGCGTGTTGGTTTTCCTCAAGCAATTCATCCAACATATCAAACTTATGGGTGCTAAACCATATCGGCGTCTTGGTCACGTTCATGCGCCCAGGTGTGCTTGACGCTGTTGTAACTGTTTCGTAGACCCAACCACCCGCCATCTGTTGCAATTTGCCTGTAACCACGCCTGCGTTGACGGCGGTAATCTGCACGTCCTTAAATTCAATAACAAAATCCTTTTTCATCTTTTCGTATGGCTCACGATCAGCCAAATCACACTTCATCTCAATTGTGTGACATGGCGGCAATTTGTCAGCGTATTCGCCTGCGTCTAACAGAAATGTTGCAGGTTTGATTCGTTCCATGACTTTTCCTAATGAGCCTACCCGAGGCTCCCACTCGCCAAAGTCCTTATTGACTAGGACGAAATACTGTTGCATAAACGCACCCTTAGCGCGCCCAAGCAGATCTTGGTTAACGATCTTGCATTGCCCAAACACATCCTCAAGCCCATTGCTTGTAAACGAGCCTGTAAGCCCCCAACGGATGTTGATGGTGTCTACCACCTTAGCCAATGCTTTAAAGCGCTTACCTGACGGATTCTTGAGCTTGGTTAGCTCATCGAACACTACGGCGTCAAAATCTAAGAATTGTTCTGTTAGCCATTCAATGTTGTCATAGTTCACTACCACCACGTTGGTTTTACTACGCAACGCTTTAAGACGCGCAGCAGGCGTTCCTACTGCAACACTTAGGGATAACCCTGATGCCCATTTAGGTTGCTCTACAGGCCACACATCCGTACAAACGCGTTTAGGGGCAAGGACAAGCCAACGCTTAACTAACCCTTGCTTGATAGCGTCTTGCATAGCCGCAAGCGTTAGCGCCGTCTTGCCTGCGCCCACGGGCGCAAGGATCATAGCGCGGTTGTTTTCATACAAGAAATCAGCCGCCGTTTCTTGGTAATCGCGTAACTTCATAGTTTATCTACCAAATCAATACCATCGCCAATCCATTGCATGACAGGCACCGCCATTGAGTTGCCAAGAGCTTTGTAACGTAATCCTTCGGGTGATGTGTCTTTTTTACGCCAAGGCACGTTTGTAAAACCATCAGGGAAACCTTGCAAACGCTCGCATTCAGTAGGGGTCAAACGACGCACTTTGACTGAATCAGCAACAAACGTCTGAGCGTGATGTGATTGAACCGATGGGCGCAAGGCTTGCAAGGCAGGCGTTACAGTCAAAGGCGTGGCGCTAAACGTATTGGCGCCCGCGTCCTCACGAATAGAATATGCCTCAACAATAGGCACGTTGCCCCCACCTGTACCCCAACGGCTAGTCACGGTTTGACAGGTTTCGCCCATCTCTTTGACACGGCTATCAGCAGGGTGTGTTTCGTATACCTTTTGAACTAAGAAAGTTTCGCTTCCTCCACCGAGGACTCCACCGCTAGCCTTAAGGGTTCCTCCAATATCTCCCTCGCGGTATTGAGCAAGGCTACTTTCAAAGTATGCGGAAGGTTCTTTCCTCTGCGGTGCGCTCGGCGCAGGATCCCGGCGCAAGCTTCCGCGCTCAAATAATACTGCGGCGGCAGGTCGCCAATCTCCAAGGTGGCCGACAACGAAGATACGACGCCTGCGCTGTGCCACTCCACAGAATTGAGCGTCCAAAACTCGGTAGCTGAACCCATACCCGAGTTGAGCCACCGCCCCGAGGAAGGAACCAAAGTCCCGTCCTCCTGAACTTGACAAGACACCTGGGACGTTTTCCCAGACAAACCAGTTCGGTCTAAAGTGGTCAAGCATTCCGCAATAGACGAGTGCCAAGTTACCACGTGGGTCATCCATTCCTTTACGGAGCCCTGCGACTGAGAAGGATTGACAGGGGGTTCCTCCAACGAGAAGGTCAATTGTTCCATTTAAATTCCACTCCTTATATTTGGTCATGTCACCAAAATTAGTGACGTTGGGATAGTGATGCGCTAATACGGCTGAGGGGAACGGCTCAATCTCAGAGAACCCCGCAGGTGTCCAACCTAGATCATGCCAAGCCATCGTGGCGGCTTCGATACCGCTACAAACTGATAAATATTTCATAGGTCAGCTATCCATTGCAAAATTTGTTCTCTTGTCCATAAACACGCGTATTTTTGTTTTAGCGACCACATTTCATCCGCAAATACATCTTGGAGAGGCGATAGATAGCCGCCTTTAGGGCGCTTGATCTCGACAAACCACGTGTCGCCGTTAGGCAAACAAGCAATTCGATCAGCAACCCCACGCTGGCTAACAGACTTGAATTTATAAGTCTTGCCGCCAATTGAAGCAACCGCCCAAACAAAGTATTTTTCAATCTCTGCTTCTCTTTCAGGTTTATTTTTTGTATTCATGTAAAAAAGTTTAGCACAAATAAAAAAGCTGTGGTAAAGTTTAATCTCAGTCAACTAAAGTAAAGGAAACAAAATGAACGATGTAGTCCAACATTCCCGTGTAGTTGGTGGTTCTACCGCCAAACGTGTTATCAGTTGCCCAGGCTCTGTAGCCTTGTGCGACAAGATGCCGCCTAAGCCTAGTAGCAAATACGCTGACGAAGGCACCCTCTTACATAGCGTCATGGATAAGATCCTTGCCGATGGCGTAACGCCTGAGTCATTGATCGGTATGCAGTATGAGGGCATTAGCCTAACCCAAGAATTGCTTGATGAGAAGGTTTACCCTGCTCTTAAAGCGCTAGACGAAATCGACCCAAATAAGGAGATGGAATATGCGACCGAAACACGTGTTGGCTTTGGTGACCTTTTGCCTGGTGTGTTTGGTAGTACCGATTTGCTTGGTCGTATTGGGAAACGCGCTTTCATTTTGGATTGGAAGTTTGGTAGCGGAGTTCCAGTGGGCGCAGAAGATAATCCTCAACTGATGTTTTACGCAGCCGCAGCCATGCGTACCCCCGAGGTGCAGTGGGTGTTTGACGATTGCGACGAGGTCGAGTGCATCATCGTGCAACCGCCATCTGTAAAGCGTTGGGTTACAACAACTAAGCGCATTAAATTGTTTGAACAAGAGCTAGCAACGGCTGTCAAGATCAGCCAAATGCCTGACGCGCCATTAAACGCAGGTGAGCATTGCCGTTGGTGCGCCGCCAAGCCTACTTGCCCTAAGATGACAGGTCTTGCTGATCGTACCTTACACGCTCAACTTGACATTCTTGATGTAGCTCAAATATCGAGCTACTTAAAGAAAACCGATATGCTTGAGCAATGGATCGCTGATGTGCGTAGCCTAGCGCATCAAATCCTAGAGGCAGGCAAACCTGTACCAGGCTTTAAATTAGTTGCTAAACGGGCTACGCGCCAATGGGCTGATGATGATCAGGCTTTGGTTGTGATGATGAATGAGGGTATTTCTGAGGATGAATTACTTATTAGTAAGGTAATATCTCCAGCCCAAGCAGAAAAAGTGTTGAAAAAGCATGGCAAGCAATTGCCTGCCAATCAAGTAGTAGCAGTAAGCAGTGGCAGTACGTTGGTTGAGGAGTCAGACCCAAGACCTGCGGTATTACAAATCGGGCAGCAACTTACCGCAGCCCTTTCTAAAATTCAATAAGGACTTAAAATCATGTCAAATATCACAACATTCTCAGGTGCAAACCTTCCTTCAGTAAAATCATTAGCAACAGCGTTGCGTACCATTGAAACCGATGTAGGCGGTGCAGGCACCGTCATCATCAAGATGGACAAAACAGGTCATTGGGTATTCGGTGCAGAGCAGACCGAGATTGAAGATGACTCTACTTGGGCAGTAAATCCTTTCTCATTTGTCCACGGCTATATTGCGTGGGGTGATGGCGAAGTATTAGCTGAGAAGATGGTCAGCGTAAGCCAGCCATTGCCTGAACTCGAAGTAGCGCCTCCTGGTGCTAAAAAGGGTTGGGAAACTCAGGTTGGTATGTCTATCAAGTGCCTAACAGGCGCTGATGCGGGTATGGAAGCGCGTTACACCACAACATCAGTTGGCGGTAAAAAAGCGGTTCAAGCGTTAGCGGTGGCAATTGCTACACAAGTAGAAAAAGATCAGGAAAACCCTGTTCCTGTAGTTGAGTTAGGCAAAGAGCATTACACCCATAAGTCTTATGGCCGTATCTTTACCCCTGTATTTAAGGTAATAGATTGGTCGGGTATGGATGGTAAAGCTGAAGAAGCACCACAAGAGTTAGAGGCGCCTATAGAAGCTGAAGCAGCTCCTGCACGTCGTCGTCGCGGTTAAATGAATAGGGGTGGTTAGGCAGACATTCGAGGATGTTGCAAGTGTGAGTTTTTTCTGCCTTCAATCACACACGTATTAGCGACCAAATCGACACCCCTACCTATTTATGACAATACTCTGGTTAGATTACGAAACACGCTCACGGTGCGACCTACGCACCCGTGGGTCTTATAACTACGCTCAGGATCCAAGCACTCAAATCATCTGTATGGCGTACGCCTTTGATGATGAAGATGTGGTTTTGTGGATGCCTGACCAACCTTTTCCTAAGCGCATAGCACAACACTTTTTTAGCGATGGTCAGATCAGGGCGCATAACGCTGGGTTTGACCGCCTGATTACTGAGTTTGTCTTATGCCAAGATTTCAAGGTGCCTACCCCTGTGCTATCGCAGTGGTATTGCACCGCCGCACAAGCGCGGGCTAACTGCGCGCCAGGCTCACTCGAGGACGTTGGACGCTTTGCTAGCAGCAGTATGCGTAAGGATCATCGAGGCAATCAATTGATCCGTCTGTTGTGTATCCCCAAGGCTGATGGTACATTCAATACAGACCCCACCTTGTTGGCAGAAATGGGTAACTACGCCCTACAGGATGTTAGAACGATGCGGGCTATCTCACAAGCGATGCGCCAGTTATCCAATGAGGAGTTGCTTGATTACCAAATCAACGAGCGCATCAATGACCGCGGGGTGTTGCTTGATAAGCCCCTGTGCGAGGCCGCAGTGCGTTATGCTGACGAGGAATTACAAGAAATTGAGCAAATCGTTGCTGAAGTGACTGAGGGTGAGATTACCTCGGTTCGTAGTCCTAAAATGCGTGAGTGGGTGCTTGAGCGCGTGGGCGGTGAAGCTAAAAAATTAATGGAAGTGTATAAAGATGGCGATAAGAAATATTCGATCGACAAGTCAGTTCGAGCTAACCTACTTATTTTTGCTGAAGAAAACCCCGATGAGATACCGCCGGAAGTTGCGGATGTTATCCAATGTGCGGACGACCTATGGGCGTCTAGTGTTGCGAAATTCAAACGATTAAAGGATTTAGCCGATGAAGAAGATCACCGAGTTCGTGGCGCGTTTGTTTTCGCAGGTGGAAGCGCCACAGGCAGAGCCAGTAGCTATGGCGCCCAAGTCCACAACTTCACCCGAAGGTGCGCTCAGGATCCTGATGCCGTTAGACAAGCTATGGTTAGAGGCCACGCAATTGTCCCTGCCTTTGGAAAACGCGTCACCGACGTCCTTAAGGGAATGTTACGGCCAGCTTTGGTACCCGCTGTGGGAAAGTCCCTCGTCGTTGCCGACTGGTCAGGAATCGAAGCCCGAGTCAACCCTTGGCTCTCCAATTGCGACGCCGGTGTTCAGAAGCTATCGCTCTTTGCACGCGGCGAGGATGTCTACAAAGTTAACGCAGCCGCAACCTTTCACGTCCCCGTCGCCGACGTTGACAGCGAGCAAAGGCAAATCGGCAAAGTCCAAGAGCTAGCCTGCGGGTTTGCAGGTGGTGTGGGCGCGTTTGCGGCGATGGGTAGAGCCTATGGAATCCTATTACCTGAACCACAAGCCAAGCGCATGGTTGCAGGGTGGCGGTTAGCTAACCCTTGGGCGGTTCCGTATTGGCAAGACTTAGAGTCAGCCTACACAAGGGCTATGCGTAACAAGGGATTTGAGTTTAGCGCGGGTAGGGTTACTTACCTATACGATGGTCAGCATCTTTGGTATGCTCTACCTTCTGGCAGAGTTCTTTGTTACCCGTTTGCTAAGCTAGAGGCTGATGGTGTTACTTATGCTAAAGCAGCATGGAAGCCCGCAGCAGACGCAAAAGAATGGCCAAGAGCAAGATTGTGGAAAGGATTAGCCTGTGAAAATATCACCCAAGCAGTTGCCAATGATTTACTTAGACATTCTCTACGTCAATTGGATGGTGTGGTATTACACGTGCATGATGAAATTGTGGTCGAAACAGATCGACCCGAAGAAGTAACGAAACAGATGGAAGAAGTAATGTGTACGCCGCCTGATTGGGCTAAGGGTATACCACTAGGCGTAGAAATTCACTCAATGCAAAGGTATGGAAAATGAACGACCCAAAATATAAATTCGGCGATACTGACAGGCTTTACCACAGGGGGGGGGAATACTTCATCTCAGAGGACGAACCGGTGATGGTATTGCGTGGCAAGGACGTAACAAGTCTGGCAGCGGTTTGTGCTTATGTGCAAGCGTTGCTTGATATGTCAGAAAATGAAGTAGTAAATAGTCATCTTGATTCAAGCATGGAAAGATTAAGAACCTTTTGGCAGTATCAAACGACTAGTGGTGTTGCTGGTGTTGGTTGCTCACAAAAGCACCATTCAGGATCAGAGCAATACATTGAAAAAGCAGAAAAGCTTTTACGAGAATTGCGTTACATATAAAAAAACCCCCTAGTGTTGAGCTAGGGGGCTATCCCTCACGAAAGGAATCAAATGAACTTTGTAGAATATATCATTAATTTAGCGCCAGAAGGCGAAACCGCTTTAATTGTTAGACAAAAGCCACAGTTAGATGGCAACGGGATGTTGCAAACTCACGCTGATGGCACGATTAAATGCACATGGCCTGCTTTCTTGCCAACGGCTAAGATCAAGCCTGATTGGGCAATCTACGGCAATACAGGCTCGTTTATCCTTGATCGCTTTGCCGATGGCAAGGTGTCAGCCTCAGCCGCCAACTGTGAATACGTCCTTGTGATGATGTTAGATGACATCGGCACCAAGTCCAAAGAGCCACCCCTTGCGCCTACTTGGATCATGGAAACGTCTGAAGGGTCTTATCAGTGGGGCTACGCGTTCAAAGAGCAACCTACCAAGGGTGACTTCACCGCAGCAATCAAAGCCATTGCCAAGGCAGGCTACACGGATCCAGGCGCTACTAATGCAGTGCGTAACTTCCGCTTGCCAGGATCTATTAACCTTAAGCCAGGGCGCGATAACTTTGCGTCGCGCTTGGTGGAGTTTCACCCCGAGCGTGAATACAACCTTGAAGATATATGCGTCGCTCTAGCTGTCACGCCTGACCCTGCCGATACGGCTACCAACGTAGCCATTCGCCTTGCTGACACTGGCAAGGACTCAGTTGTCACTTGGTTAAACGAGCAGGGCATGATCCTGTCCGCTGCCAATGGTGAGGGCTGGATGGGTGTGGTTTGCCCTAACAACGCTGAGCATACCGATGGCAATATCGAAGGTAGGTATAAACCCTTAGATCGTAGTTACTGCTGTTTGCATGGTCACTGCGTTGAGTTTAGTTCGCAGATGTTTTTAGATTGGGTAGCGGATAATGGTGGCCCAACAGTTGATCATGGTTTGCGTGATGAGCTACTAGCAGAAAAGATGAATATGGCACTATCCAAACTAACCCCAAACGAAGTCTATCGTGACACCGCAGCAGAACTCATTGCTGAAGTTGAGCGTAAAGAATTAGGACGTATTGAGAAGGCTGATTGGTACAAGCGCTTTGCTTACATCCAAGACGATGAGTCTTACTTTGATATGCAAGACAGACGCGAGGTGTCGCGCCAGACGTTCAACGCGTTGTTCCGTCACATCCCGTGCAAGTCAATTCACACAGGACGCAAGGTTGAGGCATCAATCTGCTTTGATGAGAATCGGCAAGTGATGGGCGCGAAAGCGTTGGTCGGGGTCACTTATGCTGCGGGCGAAGAAGTGATCGTGTCCCGTGATGGGGATCTTTATGGCAATCGTTGGCGCAATGCGAGGCCATCTGTCGCTCATGTTGACAAACCCGATGTGTCGGTGTGGATGAATCATTGCCAAGCCTTAGTGCCTGAGCCAGATGAGCTAGACCACATTTTTAATGTGATGGCGTTCAAAGTGCAACACCCTGAGATCAAAGTAAACCATGCGATTCTACACGCGGGGGATGAAGGTAGCGGAAAGGATACATTCTGGGCGCCATTCATTTGGGCTATCTGTGGTGACCATCTAAAAAATCGTGGCATCATGGATAACAATTCGGTCAACAGTCAGTGGGGCTATCAGCTAGAGTCAGAAGTGCTGATCATTAACGAGCTTAAAGAACCCGATGCTGCAACGCGCAGGCAGTTGGCTAACCAACTCAAACCGATCATTGCGGCCCCGCCAGAAATGCTCCCGATCAACCGCAAAGGCTTGCACCCGTACATGATGGCTAATCGGTTATTTGTGTTGGCGTTCTCAAACGATCCCGTGCCGATTTCGTTGGCATCGCAAGACCGCAGATGGTTCTGCGTTTGGTCAACTGCGCCACGGATGGAGTCAAACCAGGCGAAGCAAATTTGGGATTGGTATAGATCAGGCGGGTTTGTCGCTATAGCTAAATGGCTCGGGTCACGCGATGTGAGTAAGTTCAACCCTAGCGCGCCCCCAATGTGGACTGAGTTCAAAGCCAATTTAGTTGAGCATGGCATGAGTATGGCTGAGTCATACTTGGTGGATATGTTGAAAAATAGAACGGGCGAATTTTCCCGTGGTGTGATCGGTTCCCCTTTCCATTCACTGTGCGACAGGCTCGCGGGATCAGCCCCAAGCGGGGTCAAAGTGCCTCAGGCTGCACTACTGCACGCGTTGAAAGAGGCGGGTTGGATCGATTGCGGGCGCGTTAAATCACGCGATTATGACGCTAAAAAGCACATATTTTGCGCGCCAGAGCTTGCGGAATTGGCTAAATCAGAGCTAAGGCGCAGGATTGAAGAAAGCCCAAGCCCTCAGCTTGTAAGAGTTAAGTAAAAGAAAAGCCCCAATTAAGGGGCTTTTTTTACAGGTCAAATACGAGAATACAGAGGATAGTTATTCCCGCCACAATCAAGGCTATAAGCATATCAACTCACTTTCTACATAGGCAGGTGAGCCATGCTCATGTTGATAGATTAGGGCTTGTTTAAGGGCATCTGAGGCGCTCATGTGCGAACTGATTAGATGGTTAGATTGGCTATAAACGTAATAAATTGTCATTTAAATATTCTCTTTTCAATGGTTCCATTAACTTTGCGCGCAAAGGTAGTTGCGCCCGCTTTGCTTGTAAATCTGCGACAGGCTTGGGACTCAATCCCGCCCATGTAGGTTATGTAGGTTACTGAGTACATTATTTTGTGCTTTCTAAAAAGTGTTGAGCCACGCGCCTTAGGATTTCAAGCGCCTCGATGTAGTTAATTTCGCCCTCATCGTATTGGGTGTAGATGTCATTAACTGAGAAAAATAAATCGTCTATAGGGTTGGTGTTCATGGTTATGCCTCGGGATGGTTGGAGTTGAATAGATCGCGCCCTAAGTCGATTAGGATCCGCGCTTGGTTCTCAGTCATGCCTCTATGCTCCGCAAATAGCGCGGGGGTTAGATAGTTATTTTTAAAATCTAAATATTGGTCTATTAAATAATCGCGGAAAGTCATAGCTCGCTCCCATCGCGATAAACCTCGCCCAATGTAAGCGCCTCAACGCCAAAATCAGCGTTTTCTACGTGCCAATCAGGGTCGAGGTTATATTGCTCAGCGTGCAAGAGTAAGCCCTTGCGTAGAGCCTCCATTGCTGATTTGGCGGTTGAGCCAACCGCTTGAAATGAAAAGTTGCGACTTTCTGCGCTTGCCAAATAAATTGTTTTCATTCTTTCACCTCATTAGTCCAAAAGCCTTGGATGCACTTGGTTCCGTCATCTTCTAGCATATCGTCAACAGAGTTATATAAACCGACGTACTCATCGGATACACAGACTACTTTGCCATTAGCCAAATGGAGGACGTCAACCATACATCCCCCGCCTGTGTTGTATGTTTCTTGTTTAGTAATGTGGAACATGGTTAGACCCCCTCAAGTTGGTTTAATGCGATTTTTAAAGCATCAGCGCGACTCAATGGAAGCAAGCCCTCCGCTTGGCTTTGCTCGTCTGTATAAGTGCCGTTTGGGTCGTTTTTAGTTAGCCATTCAATCAATTGTTCGCGGGTACATTTACCCAAATAATTAGCGGTTAAGATGTTTTCCGATTGCATAGTTAAAACCCTCCCAATAAGCCATAGGCAAACAACGCGCCTAAAATTGCGCCCATAACATAAGCGCCCAATAAATCCCAAAATGTTGGTTGTTTTTTCATCTGTAGCCCCTTAAAAATTCTCATAAATAACTTGTTTGCCATCTTCAATAAAAGCATACCAAAAGCCATTTTTGCCAATGTAATAGTCAATTGCATCTTTTAACGTCAAGCCCTCATCAAGTTGAATCCCCTCAATCGCGGGGTAGGCTTGTTCAAATTCAGCTAATGAGCATTGGGAAAAGTCGCAACAAATGCCAATCGGATCATAGGGGATCTGCTCAGGATCCATCGAGTCGAAATAGTCGAATAGTTCCCCTTGACCCTCATAGCTGAAATTATCGGGGCGGACTTGGTTCATAAAAAAGCGAAATGTATCTTTTGTGAGTGTCATAACAATAGCCATTTTGTAGATTCCTTCAGATTAGATTATTAAATTGCAACATTATTGAGATAAGTAACACCCTTGCGAGTTGCTACGTTTGCACCCAATGCGCGTAATCGGCTTTTGGTTGTTGGTGTAGACCAACGCGCCAAAGTGTCAGCGTTTACCATCACCAAACCCGTGCGACTGTTTACGTCTGCAATGTGGTTACCATGCAAATAGATAGCACAATTGACGTCATCAATGGGGGTTACTGAGGTGTTATCTAAGCGCCAAGGGGCGCAATTTTGCACTGCTGCGAGCATCTGTTTTTCGATTTTTCTCATGTTTTTCACCTTAATTTAGTTTATGAAATCGGTCATTTTTGTGCCGATGTCTAATTATAGTCACAGACTTTTATAAATGTAAACAATTCTTTTACAAATAAACAACAAATATTTTGTGGGTCATTTTGTGGGTCATGTGGATAGCGTGTGGACAATCGGTGCCAGGCAGAATGACCCACAGGGGGAGCCTTATAGAATCTAGCTTTTTACTTGTTTGTGGACAATGTACCCATCTTTTTTAGGTTATTAGATGTCAATCACATATTTGTATATGACACTACGCGGATGTTACAAGTCAGCGACTTAAAAGGGGGTGTCCACATTGTCCACATGACCCACACTTTTTTCCCCAACGCTCTCAGTTGGCGGAAAAAATCCCTCGCTTTGTGGGTCATGTGGACAACCGAAAAACAAATTGTCCACATGACCCACAGACCCACCTAAAACCACATTGTCCACATGACCCACAGACCCCGCGCCCCACACTTGTAAGATATCAACTAAAAACACATTGTCCACATTGTCCACATGACCCACACCCTTATAGAATAAGGGCTTGCGGGCTATCGCGCCCCGCAAAGCCTTATGCGGCCTAGCCTGGTTGCCGGCAGCTTTGACCTCCTGGCTAATAGCCCCCGGGTAGGGCCGGGCGATTTGGGGTGATGGGATCGGTGGGTTCACGAACAATTTTTTTTCTAAACAGAAATCAATTCACTTGCTTTTTATTTTTAAAATTTTTTATTAAAAAGTGATATGTTTCATTTCTTTTTGACTTATAATGTAAGCATGAAACATATAACTCAAAACCAATTACAAGACGCCCTTAAATATAATGCCGATACAGGTTTGTTTACTTGGCTAAAACCAACTAGCAATCGAGTAAAAGCTAACGCGCCCGCTGGCGCCTTGCGAAACCACGGCTATGTAGTTGTAGGTTTTAATGGCAACCATTATTTAGCGCATAGACTTGCTTGGTTTTATTCTTATGGAATATGGCCTAAAGGTGAAATCGACCACATTAATCGAAATCGTCAAGACAATCGGCTAGCAAACTTAAGAGATACAACACGAAGCGAAAATGCGCGCAACACAGGCGCCCAAGCTAATAGCTCTAGCGGTATAAAAGGTGTGTCATGGGATAAAGTTTGTAAACGCTGGCGGGCTCAAATACGCGTTAATGGCAAACAAACTTATGTAGGCGTTTTTAAAACAATAGAAGAAGCCACTGTTGCGTATCAAAAAATTGCGGTAACATACGAACCATGACCTTCCATTCTTTTGCGTATGAACCTCGCAAGCTCGAAGCTACAGAGTCACGGCTCGAAGCCATAATGAAAGCCGCCAAGCTCGGGCTTAAGGGTGATTCCTTGGCGCTAGCAGCCGGAATGACCCCGACCGAATACAGGCAACTGGTGTTGTTTGACCCAATCGCTGAATACGCAGAACTCAAAGGGAGAGCAGATGGAGAACGTGAAATGTCAGAAGTCTTGCATCTTGCTGCAAAAGAGGGTGACTCCAAAGCCGCCCTTGCCATCCTCCAGCACCAGCACGGATGGGTTGCCAAGCAACAGCTTTCAATCGATGTTGAACAACGAATATCTATCACGGCAGCGCTTGAACAAGCGCAATCAAGAGTTATCAACGCTCTGGAAAGCCAACCCGCCCAAACTGTAGAGTTCAAAGAAGTGCCTACCAAAGAAAAGCTAAAAGCCGCCTAAATGCAAACTACTCGCTATTCCGCGCAAGATGAACAAGAACTCATGGCGCGGCTATGGTCACCCGCCATCAAGGACAATCCACTAGCGTTTGTGATGTTTGCTTTCCCTTGGGGACAAGCGGGAACACCACTTGAACACTTTACTGGCCCACGCAAATGGCAACGCCAGGTATTGACTGATCTAACAGACCATATCAAAAAGAACGATGGGCAGATTGACTTTGACGTACTGCGCCTAGCGATTGCCTCTGGTCGTGGTATTGGTAAGTCGGCCTTGGTAAGCTGGCTAGTGCTGTGGATGATGACCACCCGCATCGGGTCAACGGTCATTGTGTCCGCTAACTCGGAAAGTCAGCTACGCAGCGTAACCTGGGCTGAGATCACTAAGTGGTCGTCCATGTCGATCAACACCCACTGGTGGGAGATCAGCGCTACACGTGTGATGCCCGCCAAATGGCTGACCGAGTTGGTCGAGCGTGATCTGAAGAAAGGCACACGTTATTGGAACTTGGAAGGGCGGCTTTGGTCGGCTGAGAATCCTGACGCGTTCGCCGGTGTTCACAACTATGATGGGGTAATGGTCGTGTTTGATGAGGCTAGCGGTATTGACGACTCCATCTGGGCGGTGACATCGGGGTTCTTTACTGAGAACACGCCCAACCGCTTTTGGTGTTGTTTCTCTAACCCGCGTCGCAATACTGGTTATTTTTACGAAGCAATCGAGGGTAGCAAACGGGACTTTTGGCAATCTCGGCAAGTGGACGCCCGTGATGTTGAAGGCACCGACAAGAACGTGTACAACCAAATCATTGAAGAATATGGCGCAGATTCCTACCAGGCGCACGTGGAAGTGTATGGTTCGTTCCCATCAGAAGGGGATGATCAGTTCATCTCATCAAGCCTAGTAGATGACGCCATGAAACGGGACAAATGGCAGGATGACTCCGCGCCCATCGTCATTGGGGTAGACCCTGCAAGGTTCGGCAGCGATTCAACAGTTATTGCAGTGCGTCAAGGACGCGACATCGTGGAGATCCGCAAGTACAAGGGCGACGATACGATGGTGGTGGTCGGTCATGTGATTGAGGCCATCGAGCAGTATGAGCCTGCGGTAGTAGCCATCGATGAAGGTGGGCTTGGGGCGGGTGTGGTTGACCGGCTCAAAGAACAACGCTACAAGATCAGGGGTGTGAACTTTGCGAACAAGTCAAGGAACCCCATGATGTACGGCAATATGCGCGCCCAGATTTGGGGGCAGATGAAGGATTGGCTCAAAAACGCAAGCATCCCCAAAGAAAAAACGCTTAAAACTGACTTGATCAGCCCGCTAATGAAACCTGACAGTAAGGGCGCCATTTACTTGGAGTCCAAAAAAGACATGAAGGCTAGAGGATTAGCATCCCCAGACAGTGCTGATGCTATCGCATTAACTTTTGCGTTTCCTGTTGCACACCGCGAATCTAAAGGTATACTTCGCAAACAGACATATCAATCTCAAGGCGCAGCTTTGAACTCATGGATGGGATCGTAATGGCAACAAAAAAACATGACAAACCCATAGCTCGTACAACCACGGGCAAAGGCGCAAACTACAAACCCACCGACAAAGGTGCGGGTATGACTGCTAAAGGAAGGGCTGCATACAATGCAAAAAATAATGCAAATCTTAAGGCGCCTGCGCCAAATCCTAAAACTAAAGCCGACGCAGAACGCAAAGCTAGCTTCTGCGCCCGAATGTCAGGAGTCGTTGCCCACGCCAAAGGCGACGCCCCGCGCGCGAAAGCCGCGCTCAAAAGTTGGAACTGCGGTAAAAAATAAGGAGAATCAAGTGGCTACTAAACCTGGACTTTATGCAAACATTCACGCCAAGCAAAAGCGCATTGCCGCTGGATCAGGCGAAAAAATGAGAAAACCTGGCACTGCGGGCGCGCCCACAGCTAAAGACTTTAAGCAATCAGCTAAGACAGCTAAACCTGCAAGGAAAGCGAAATAATCATGCCTCTTAAAAAAAGCCCAAGTAAAGAAGCCTTCCGTGCTAACGTACGTGCTGAGGTAAAAAGTGGCAAGCCCGTCAAGCAAGCGGTAGCAATTGCGTACTCAGTTAAACGCGAAGCAGCAAAAGGTAAAACTAAAAAATGAGTTTAAAGCCATTAAGCAACTGTGTTCTAATTCGTCAAGACACAGAAAAGTTATCTGATTTAATAGTTTTACCCCAAAATAAATTATTTAGCGGTATCATTGTGGCAATTGGTGAAGGTAAGAAAAGCCCAAAAGGGCATATTGATCCTATGAACGTCAAAGAAGGCGACCATGTGCTATTCGGTGAATTTTCCGGGCAACCTGTAACTGTTAATAACGAATTATTATTGATGATGCGCGAACCCGACTTGATTGGAATATTAAATGGCGTATGACCAAACCTCAATGAATATTGTCGGCAAAGTAGCCGACGTAGGTGGCAACACCACCACTACTCCAAACGAGAAGTCAGATGTCCTAGCTACCATGCGCCATCGCTTTCAAATGGCGATGTCTGCGTATTCTGAATCACGCGAAGATGAGTTAGATGACCTTCGCTTTATGGCTGGTTCACCTGATAATCAATGGCAATGGCCTGCTGACGTATTGGCAACCCGCGGTTCTGTTCAAGGGCAAACCATCAACGCGCGCCCGTGCCTGACCATTAACAAACTACCGCAGCACGTCAAACAAGTAACAAACGAACAACGTCAGAACCGACCCTCTGGAAAAGTGATTCCTGCGGACGATAAAGGCGACGTAGAAGTAGCTGAGATCTTTGAAGGTATGGTTCGCCATATCGAGTATATGTCTGATGCCGATGTGGTCTACGACACCGCTTGCGAAAACCAAGTGACGTATGGTGAAGGCTATTTCCGCATTTTGACTGAGTATTGCAACGATGATTCGTTTGATCAAGACTTGCGTTTAGGCCGTATTCGTAACGCGTTTAGCGTTTACATGGATCCATTGATCCAAGACCCTGCTGGCGCTGACGCTGAATGGTGTTTTATTAGTCAAGATATCGAAAAAGACGAATATGAGCGTCAATTTCCAAATGCCGCGCCCATTACATCCATTATGTCCCAAGGTGTAGGTGATGATTCCCTAAGCCAATGGATTAATGAGAACACCATCCGTATTGTTGAGTATTTTTACTACACTCATACACCCGCTAAGCTCAATTTGTACCCAGGCAACCAATCGTTTTACGATGGCAGCCCTGAAGATAAAAATATGAAAGAAATGGGCTTAAAACCCATTAAATCTCGCACGGTAGACGTTAAAAAAGTCATGTGGATGAAGTCCAATGGCTACGAAGTCCTCCAAGAACAGGAATGGGCGGGTAAATGGATCCCTGTGATCCGCGTAATTGGTAACGAATTTGAGGTAGATGGTCGTATTTATGTGTCTGGTTTGGTCAGAAACGCCAAAGATGCACAACGTATGTACAACTATTGGGTGTCTCAAGAGGCAGAAATGCTTGCTTTGGCACCAAAAGCACCATTTATCGGTTACGGTGGTCAGTTTGAAGGTTACGAAAACCAATGGAAAACTGCCAACACAACCAATTGGCCGTATTTGGAAGTTAATCCCGATGTGACTGATGGAATGGGTGCAACGCTGCCACTTCCACAACGCGCCCCACCGCCTTTGGCTCAAACTGGTCTTATCCAAGCCAAAATGGGCGCGTCTGACGATATCAAGTCCACTACTGGACAGTATGACTCGAGCTTAGGTGCCACAAGCAATGAACGCTCGGGGAAAGCTATTATGGCGCGCGAGCGTCAAGGCGACGTAGGTACTTTCCACTACGGCGACAACCTCACTAAAGCTATTCGTTTTGCAACACGTCAATTAATTGACCTTATCCCTAAAATTTACGACACCGAGCGTATTGCCCGCGTGATTGGTATTGATGGCGAAGTGTCAATGGCTAAGATCAATCCTGAACAAGCCGAGCCAGTTAAGAAAATCGTTGATGAAGCAGGCGTTGTGATTGAAAAAATTTACAACCCTAGCGTAGGTTACTACGATGTAGTGGCTACTACTGGCCCAGGCTACATGACTAAGCGTCAAGAAGCGATGGACGCTATGGCTCAGATCTTGCAAGGCAATCCTCAGCTATGGGCGGTTGCAGGCGATCTATTTGTTAAAAACATGGATTGGCCTGGCGCGCAAGAGTTGGCTGAACGCTTGGCTAAGACCATCGACCCTAAACTTTTATCGGCTGATGACGAAGATCCTGCATTGCAAGCTGCTCAACAGCAGATTCAAGCAATGGGTCAAGAGATGGAAGGTATGCACGCCATGCTTCAAAACGTCAGCAAGTCAATGGAAGCGCAAGACATGGAACGTAAAGATTTTGAAGCGCAGATTAAGTTGTTTGACGCTGAAACTAAGCGATTAACGGCTGTTCAAGCATCTATGTCACCTGAACAGATCCAAGATATTGTTTTAGGAACGCTACACGCTGCAATGGATAGCGGCGATGTCATTACTGAAATGCAACGTAGCACTGCAATGGATATGCAAGAAGAACCGCAAATGGAACAACCTATGCCTCCACAAGGTATGCCACCTGAACAAATGCCACCACAAGGGATGCCACAATGAAAGCGTGTGATTTTGTAGGAATATTCTTTTTAGCCCGTGATGTAACCCATTCGGTACATTTAAATACTCGTAGTTATGCAAAACATAAGGCTTTGCAAAAATTTTACGAGAATATTATTGATTTGGCAGACGCATTTTCTGAGGCATACCAGGGACGGCATGGTTTGATCGGCCCCATCAGTTTGATGTCAGCTAAAAAGACTAGCAATGTGATTGAGTTCTTAGAAGCCCAACTTGCTGAGATTGAAGCAGTACGCTACGACGTATGTGATAAAAGTGATAGCGCTTTGCAACAATTGATAGATAACATTGTTGAGTTGTATTTAACAACCCTTTATAAATTACGGTTCTTAGCATGACAGTAGTCGTTACTCACAGTACGCCTTCTGACGGCACTTTTAGTACCCAAGGCGCAACCGCTTGGGACGCTAACCATACGCTGTCTGGCGTAGGGACAATGGCAGAGCAAAATGCCAACAATGTCGCCATCACAGGCGGCACAATCAATGGCACTACTATTGGTGCTACAACTGCATCTACAGGTGCGTTTACTACGGCTACAGCATCTACTTCATTTGGAAGCCCTGTATTTAAAGCCACAAGTTCTGCTGGTGGTGCATTGCAAAATTCAGGTGGAACAAATCAACTTCAATGGGGCGGTGGCGGTGGCAATAATCTTAGTTTAGATGTAGCTACAAACATTAACCCTGCTAACGCACAAGTAGATATTAGCCCTACAGGAACAGGCACAGTAAGGATTAATCCTGCTACTGCTGGCACAATCAACAATGCAATCATTGGTGGCACTACCCCAGCCGCAGGTACATTTACTACTATTACAGGACAGACAGAAGTATTAAAAGGTACTGGTACAAACTTATTACGACAGTCACAAAGTTTTACTTCTGGTTGGACTTTATTTTTAGGAACATTTACAACCAATACTGCTACAGACCCATTAGGAACTACAACTGCCGCTACTTTAACAATGAGTGGTGCTTCAAACGCACAATTTTACCAAAACTTTACGGCTACAAGCGGAGTTACTTACACTTGGTCTATTTACGCTAAAGCTGGAACAACAAGTTCAATTCAATTAGAGTGTTATGCAACCGCAGGAATTTATAATGTTGCTGTTAATTTATCAACAGGAACAATTACAGGAACTACTGGTACAGGCACAAACCCAACCATAACTTCTGCTGGTAATGGTTGGTATCGTATTACTGGAACTGCTACTGCAACAGCCGCAGGAACAGGTTATTTACAAGTCAATGTTGTTGGCAATGCAAACACTTGTTTTTTATGGGGTGCTCAACTAGAAGTTGGGACTACTGCTAATGCTTTTCTTGCTACAACCACTACAGCAATCTACGGAACTCCTACCCTATCCTTTAGTGGAGTAGCAGGACTAGGACTAGAATCTAATGGTGCTTTATATGTT